GACGTTTCCTTAATGCAATGACACAAGGTGCCGCAAAAAAATGTAATCACATGTTCCATTTGGTTGATGATGAGTTGACTGACCTTAACCCTAGACTTGCTAGTAAATACGCTAAAATGATGGCTGCTGCTGACTACATGTATTATGTTATACCTAAAATGGAAAACGGTATTACTGGTGGTGTTGTTAAGGTTCAATTCCCAACAGCTGAAAACCCAAAAGCTAAAATATATGTTCAAGCCATGGTTTTCCCAGTTCTTATCCACGAATTGGTGAAAGGTGTAATGGAATTACTTTCTGCACATGGTTTACCTAAAGATAAAAAAACTGGTGAGTTTGTAATCAACAAAGCAGATTTCTTAGCGGCAGAGCCTTGGGATATGAGAATCGGTCCAGCTTTATGGTCTAGATTTACCAACGCAATAGATGCTGATGATTTTGATTTGAAACACCACATTTACGCTGAGATGGCTGCTCTTCCTGTTGACGAGTTCAACGTAAAAATGAGAGAAGTTTTGGCTGGAACCAAAGAAGGTAAAGCTATTATCAAAGGAATTGTAGATGAAGTTAGAGCTGGTTTACAAGAAGATGAATTCAACGAAGCTATCAACGAAATAGGTAGTTACGAGGAAGAAAATTCCCGTGGTTCAGAAGACGTAGAAGGATTTGATTTTGAGGAACTTATAGGTCTTAAAGATGGTAGTGATTCCAGTGATGATTCCAGTGGTTCAGATGACGATTCCGAAGGGTTTGAATTCGGTGAATTGTTTTAATAAAATAGTAACATAAAGATAGTATAAGGACCCCCTTTTGGGGTCTTTATTTTTTGGTATAAGCCTTTTTAGTTAATTTCGGCATATTTATTAGAAAAAAGAATATGCTAACAACGACAGAAATATTTAAAGAATATACAAAGTGTTTAATGGACCCAGCATACGCTATTGAAACGTATTTGGAAACATTTGATAAAACACAAGAGGGTTTTGTACCCTTTAGATTATTTCCTAGACAAAAGGAAATTATACAAGCATACGAAAAACACAGGTTTAATATTGTAACTAAACCTAGACAGGCTGGGGTATCTACCACAACTGCCGCATATATGGCAATCAAAGTTGGTTGGGCAGACCCAGAGAACCCAGAGAATATTCTAATTATTGCCAATAAACAAGAGTTAGCGTTTGAGTTCTTGAGTAAAATCAAGGATTTCTTATCTCAATTACCTAGATGGGTTTGGGGTGATGAGTATTATGGTAACGAAAAGAAAGAATCAAAAACTATTTTCATCACCGATTCAAAAAAAGAAATTAAATTACCTAACGGTAGTCGTGTAAAAGCGGTTGCTACATCAAAAGATGCATTGCGTGGTTTTACACCTACATTCCTTATTATGGATGAGGCTGCTTATATCGATAACGGTGCTGAAGTATTTGGTGCTGCTCTTACGGCTTTAGGTACTGGGGGTAGAGCAACTCTTATTTCAACACCTAATGGTATGGATGCTTTATACTACAAAACATACGACCAAGCTAAAACCAAAAAGAACAACTTCAACATCATTGAAATGAAATGGTACGAGGATTTGCGTTACAACAAAGATTTGAGATGGTTGAAGGATGATATGGTTGAAAAAGAACTTCATTTTACTTTTGAATCATACAAAAAACGTTTAGATGATGGGTGGAAACCTACATCTACTTGGTATGAGCAAATGTGTATGGGTATGAACAATGACGCTAAAATGATTGCGCAAGAGCTTGATGTATCATTTATTGGTTCTGGGGGTAACGTGATTAGTGAAGAATATATTGAATTTCAAGAAAAAAACAACGTTAAAGAACCGACATGGGTTTTTGGCCCAGAAAGTGAAACTTGGATTTGGGAAGAACCACAAGAAGGTCATCAATATATTATGGGTGTCGATGTATCCAGAGGTGATGGTGAAGATAGTTCTACCATTGTAATACTAGATTTTACAACGATGGAACAAGTTATGGAATATCAAGGTAAGATACAGCCAGATTTATTAGCTCAAATTGTAGAAGAATATGGTGAAAGATATAAAGCATACACTGTAGTCGATGTTACTGGTGGTATGGGTGTCTCAACTGTATTGAAACTTTTAGAATTTAACTACAAACATTTGCATTATGATAGTGCCAATGGTAAAATCCTTTCCGCTAGACAAAGAGAATTATCTCAATACGATAAACAAAACAAAATACCAGGTTTCCACGCAACTAGTGTACGTCTTCCTATGATTTCAAATCTAGAATATAAGATTAGAACCAACGGTGTTAAGATTCGTTCATCTAGAATGATTTCTGAAATGCAAACCTTTATTTATAAAAACGGTAGACCAGACCACATGGAAGGTTATCATGATGACTTACTTATGGCTATGGCTATGTGTTTATGGGTTATTGAGCATTCATTTAAAAATTTAGAAAGATTAGAAAAACAAAATAAAGCTATTTTAAACAGTTGGATTAGTGGTGCTAACACTGCTTCAACCCCAACTAAACCAACAGTTACAACTGTTGATAAGGAAACTGGTAAAACGGTCACCAAAATAAATCAACAACATACAGCCTATCGTAATGTTCAAGACCCTAGAGGTCAATATTCTTGGTTGTTTAGTGGTTTAAGATAATAACTAAAACAAAAGGTAAATATTGGGAAACAGCATACCCTAAAAATTAAGGTTAATCAATTTTGTACAACATAGTATTGCTACATAGAATGTGATTATGTTAGTTAAACTCTTTAATTTCCCAAAAAATGTATTATAATAAAAGAAAAAATTATGGCAAAACAAAATTTAACAATATTTCAAAGATTGGGTCAAGTTCTTGGTCCAGAATCTAACAGACCTACACAAAAACAACCAACACAACGTTATAATGTTGGCAACGGTGAATTACTTAAAACTGATAATAAAGCCGAATATGAAAAAGCTAAACTTCAAGCTCAACAAAACAAATATTTGGGTGGGCTTTGGAAAAAGGTTGAAAGTGGTTTGTTCCAACAATCAATCAATTATGAAACAACTCGTATTGGTTCATATTCTGATTTTGAAGCTATGGAATTTTATCCTACCATTGCAGCCGCTTTGGATGTGATGATGGAAGAATCCACTACGGTTAATGACCATGGTAGAATACTTAACATTTACTCTGATAGTAAACGTGTAAAAGGTATCTTGGAAGATTTATTTTTCAATAGATTAGACTTACACACATCTCTTCCAATGTGGACAAGAAATACATGTAAATACGGGGATAACTTTGTATTCTTAAACATAAACGACACTCATGGTATTTTAGGTGCTAAACAAATGCCTAACTATGAAATGGAAAGACGTGAAGCTGGATTATTCGATATGGTTTCTGGTAGAGAAATACCTAATGCAGAAGACACAACAACTGACAAGGTTAAATTTTTCTGGAGAGGTCGTGACGTAGAGTTTAATTCATGGCAAATTGCTCACTTCCGTTTGTTGGGAGACGATAGAAGATTACCTTACGGTACATCTGTTTTAGAAAAAGCTAGACGTATTTGGAAACAACTTATCTTATCTGAGGATTCTATGCTTGTTTATCGTGTAACAAGAGCCCCAGAAAGACGTGTATATAAAATTTATGTTGGTAACATCGATGATGCGGATGTTGGTGCTTATGTTAATGAGATTGCCGATAGATTTAAACGTATGCCGATTATCGACCCACAAACTGGTCAAATCGATTTACGTTATAATCAATTAGCAAATGACCAAGATTTTTTCATTCCAGTTAGAGATGAAAACGCACCTAATCCGATTGATACTTTGCCTGGTGCTCAAAACTTAGACCAAATTGCAGATATTGAGTACTTACAGAGAAACTTATTTACAGCTTTGCGTGTTCCAAAACCATTTTTAGGGTTTGAGGAAGCAACTGGTGAAGGTAAAAATTTAGCGTTACAAGATATTCGTTTTTCTAGAACAATTAACCGTATCCAACAATCAATGTTACAAGAGCTTAACAAGATAGCTATTATTCACTTGTATATTTTAGGTTTTGAAGAAGATTTAGATAATTTTACACTTACTCTTAATAACCCATCAACCCAAGCTGAAATGCTTAAAGTTGAACACATGCAAAGCAAGGTTACGTTGCTTAAAGATGCTGTGTCTGATACGGGTAACGGTTTTGGTACAATGTCTTGGACTCGTGCGCATAGAGATATTATGGGTTGGTCTGACGATGAAATCAAACAAGACTTACTTGAACAACGTATGGAAAAAGCGGCTGCTGCTGAATTGGCTAATACCGCTAGTGTTATCAAACATACAGGTATGTTTGATACAGTTGATAGAATCTACGGTGACTTTAAAGCTGCATTAAATGGTGGCGGTGGAGCTGGTGGTGAAGGCGATGCTGGTGCCGAAGGTGGTGGTGGCGGTGGCCTAGGTGGTTCATTCGGTGGCGGTGGAGCTGGTGGTGAAGATTTAGACTTTGGTGACGCTGAGGAAGCTGGAGCAGAAGAAGAAGCTGGAGCTGAAATGGAAGCTGGGGCTGATTCAATGGCTGGGGCTGAAACAAATGCTGCTGAGGTTGAGGCTGAGCCAGAAACAGTATCCGAAGGTTTTAAAAAAGTTGAAAAACTTTTAACAGAAGAAAAAGCACGTTTATCTAACAAACTAAACGATAGAACTAAAAAATATCAAAATAAATGGGTTGATGTTTTGGTTGAATCGGTTAAACCAAGTGAAAAAAATAAAGGTATTGAAAATGTAAAAATATACGATAAAACCGTTAAGGTAAACCAAACGGTTAATAGTATGATTAACGATATCGATAAAATGTTGGATGAGTAGGACTTTTGCATTAAAACATAATATTTATAATTAAAATTAAACACATGCAAAATTTTGGTAAAATCACAAATGCATTCAATGGAGTTTTGGCCGAAGGGTTGGTAACGAAAGATGCCAACAGCAAGCAAATGTTCAAAAAATACATTAAAACAATCAAGGAAAATGAGGCATTAAAAACCCAATTCTTGGTTTACAACAATATCGAAAACAAAGTAGAAACCAACGAGTTCAAAGCTAATTTGTTCTTACAGGAAAATATCGCTTTGTTAAATAAGTTTTCAAAGGAAGATTTATTGGAAGCTAATAAAAAATTGGCCGAACCAATTTTGACTGAGAGCGAAACTAGCTATCCAAATCAAAAGTTACACGAAGACATCGCAACTTTAATCTTTACTGAAAAAAACGCAAAAACGATTGACGTTATTGTTGAGGCTACTGCCAACATCATTGAATTTATGAAAAACAACAAAGTTAAAGAGGTTAATGAAGCTATTGAACTCCCTAACAGTATGTTGTCGACTATTATGGTTGAAAAGTACAACGAAAAATATGCTAATCTAGACGAATCTGAAAAAGAAGTACTTAGAACTTTGATTGACTCAAATGATGAAAAGAAAAAAGAAGTTTATTCATCAACAATCAGAGAGTGTATCGACTTAATTGATGAGAAATTAAAAGAATCAAGCTTAGAGGCTAAAGATAAACTTTTAAGGGTTAAAGATAAACTCTTGAATGACAAACAAGAAATCAATGAAGATTTTGTAAAAAACATTACAAAATTAGTTGAATTGAGAAGAAGCCTAAAATAACGTTACTAAATAAACAAAACAGATGGCAACAGTTCCTAGTGAAAACATACTTAAATTGAGACAACTTACAGAGGAAATCTGTAATATTGAATCAAATAATGAGTATAAAGAAATAGTTTTAAAATTAAAAAACATTGTTGATGATGGTATTGATGAAATATCTAATTCTAAAACAATGAAGACCAAAGTTAAGTGTTATGAAACAATGTGCATGACAATTACAAAAATTTTGAATAATATTAAAATCAATTAAAAATGGCAGAACAAAAAGATACTTGGGGTGATTACAGCAAATTAGTTCTAAAAGAATTAGAACGCCTTAATGATAATCACGAAAAAATGCGTTCGGATTTCGATGCAAGACTTAACGAAATGAATTTAAAATTAAATGAAGTTAAGGGAATAGAAAAAAACCTAGGAAACAATTCAGCATGGATTGAGAAGGTTAATGATGTGTGGTCACCAACGCAAATGAAAGAAGCGAAAGATGAAATTTACAGACAAAAAGGTTTAGTTACTGCGGCTATCGCTATCATTTCTTTTGTCCAAGTAGCTATTGGTATTGCTATTGCAGTTTGGGGTAAATTTAATTAATCATAGGGTGTTGACTTCCTGGATATTTTTCCTTATATTTGTTAAAAATATCCAGGAATATGAAAACAGGAAAAGAACTAAAAATGAACAAATTCAAAAATTACAATGTAGTTTTTGGTAGTGTAAATAATAAGAACCCAAAAGCGATTTATATCAACATATCGGCTTGGGCTGAACCATTGAATCGAGAAGACGTAAATTACAATAGGGTCATCAAAGATTTACACAAAAAAATAAAACAGGTTATTTACAACCATCTTTATAACAAATCAGAAACTGATTTTGTAAAAGAAAATACTATTGTTGATTTAGACATTAGGGAGTCTGGGATTAGATTTGGAAAACGTAGTTTTATGAGTTGTGAAATCACACTTTATTTACATAATGAAATACCCGCTAATTCAGAACGAATGAAAATGAATTTAGATGACTTGACACCAGTTATTATAAAAACAGTTTTCGATGACGACAAAAATTTTAAATTTCATAGAAAAAAACAATAAACTTAAACCCTTGGTAGCAATCTCAAGGGTTTTTTTTATTATTCCAATATATTTATATCTATAAGCTAGCAATTATGGATATAAATTATAAAGACTTTAGAATACTAAAACGTGGTGAAAGTGGTTGGGGTGGATTAATCGAGCATGATGCTGGGTATATCTCACCAGATGAACCTAGAAATCAACCTTTCATTAACGAAATCAAAAAACTTGATACAGGTAGCAAACTCGCTATCATGGAACCACTTATTGTTTATGTGGTACTTCAAAAATTCGGTATCCTTAACCGTAATGGTAGAATCTATCCAGAGGCTATCCTAAAAAAACAAAACGAACTATATCAAGAGGCAATTAGAGAAAGAAGAGCTGTAGGTGAGTTAGACCACCCAGAATCTTCAATAATTGCTGGTGATAGAATTTCACACAACATTATCGAAACTTGGTGGGAAGGCCATACTTTAATGGGTAAGATGGAAATTTTAATGACACCTGGTTTTATTAATTACGGTATTGTGTCAACCAAAGGTGATGAAGTTGCAAACCTTTTAAGAAACAGAATCAAGATTGGTGTTTCTTCTAGAGGTGTTGGTTCATTGGTTGAGGGTAGAAATGGTGAACAAATCGTTCAAGATGATTTTGAAATCATTTGTTGGGACGTTGTTACGGCCCCTTCTACACCAGACGCTTGGATTGGTAGAAGTGCTGATGAAATGAAACCATATGTTGAAAATGTGGAAGTTAAAAAACCATTATTGAAAGAAAGTCTATTAGACGACTTGGATAAATTTTTATCAGAATAAGACTTTTTTATCATTTTTTTGATAAAATTTTGGTTTTTGGTAAAATACCATATATTTATTAACAAATGAGAACATTCTCATGATTTATCTAATAAAAGAAAAAATTAAAAAAAGATAAAATGGCAGATAAAAAATCTATACTTGAAGAAGCTCTTTTGGATATCAACAATATTCAAAACGCTCTTAATGCCAACACTAAAGAAATACTTCGTAGCGTAGCTAAAGAAGAAATTAATGGTGTGGTGAAAGAATCTCTATTAGACGAGGTTTACGAAGAAGAGGAATTGGAAATCGAACCAGCATTAGGTGGTGAGGAAGAAGAGGAATCAACAGAAGATGCTAT